CATCGCGGACACCACCACGCTGATGAACGAGAAGGGCCCGCGCCGCATCGGCCCGTTCTTCATCCCCGGTTCGCTCATCAACCTCGCCTCGGGCCTGGTCTCGATCGAGTTCGGCCTCAAGGGGCCGAACCATGCGGTGGTCACCGCCTGTTCGACCGGCGCGCATGCCATCGGCGACGCGGCGCGGCTGATCCAGTGGGGCGATGCGGACGTGATGATTGCGGGCGGGGCGGAAGCGCCGATTTCCGAGATCGGGATTGCCGGGTTCAACGCCTGCAAGGCGCTGTCGACCAAGCGGGCGGATGACCCGACCAAGGCCAGCCGCCCTTATGACGCCGACCGCGACGGGTTCGTGATGGGCGAGGGGGCGGGCGTGGTCGTGCTGGAGGAATACGAACACGCCAAGGCGCGGGGGGCCCGGATTTATGCCGAGGTGCTGGGCTATGGCCTGTCGGGTGATGCCTATCACATCACCGCCCCGGCCGAGGATGGCGACGGGGCGTTCCGCAGCATGCAGGCAGCGTTGACGCGGGCGGGGCTGCGCCCGGATCAGGTGGATTACATCAACGCGCATGGCACCAGCACGATGGCCGACACCATCGAGCTGGCGGCGGTCGAGCGGTTGCTGGGCGATGCGGCGGGGGCGGCCACGATGAGTTCCACCAAATCGTCGATCGGGCATCTGCTGGGCGCGGCGGGGGCGGTCGAGGCGATTTTCTGCATTCTGGCGCTGCGCGACCAGATTGCCCCGCCGACGATCAATCTGGACACCCCGGCGGTGACGCCGAAGCTTGATCTGGCGGCGCACAAGGCGGTGCATCGGCGGATCGACGTGGCGCTGTCGAATTCCTTCGGGTTCGGCGGCACGAATGCCAGTCTGGTTCTGGGGCGGCCTGCCGACCTTGCGGGGCGCGTCTGATGTGGCGCTCGCTCGCGTCCAACGCGCTGACGCTGTTCATCGTGGTCCTGGTGGTGGTGGCGGGGATCCTCGCCTGGGGGCGCGAGGCGTTCACCGGGCCGGGGCCGCTGGCCGAGGCGATCTGTTTCCGGGTGGAGCGTGGCGCGAGCCTGTCCGCAGTCAGCCGGATGCTGGCGGAGGACGGTGCGATCTCGGACGCGCGGGTGTTCCGGGTGGGCGCGGATTATTCCGAACGCGTCGGAACCCTGAAGTTCGGCTCCTATCTGATCCCGCCCAAGGCCAGCATGGCGGAGGTTCTGGAGATACTGACCGCGAGCGGGCAATCGACCTGCGGGCGCGAGGTGAATTTCCGGATCGGTGTGGCGGTGTCGGATGTGATCCTGCGCGAGCTGGACCCGGTGACCAACCGCTATGTCGAGGTGGTCAAGTTCGATCCGGCGGTCGAGGCGATCCCGGCCGCCTATCTGGAGGTTGTGAACGAGCCCGATCTGCGCTGGCGGGTGACGCTGGCCGAGGGCGTGACAAGCTGGCAGGTGGTGGATGCGCTGAAGCGGGCGGATTTCCTGACCGGCGAAGTGGCGGAGGTGCCGCCCGAGGGGACGCTGGCCCCCGACAGCTACGAGGTCGACAAGGGCAGCGCGCGGCAGGCTCTGATCGATGCGATGTCGGCGGCGCAGGCGCGGGTGCTGGCCGATCAGTGGGCGGCGCGGGCGGACGGGCTGCCCTATGACACGCCGGAAGAGGCGCTGATCCTGGCGTCGATCGTCGAAAAGGAAACCGGGATCGCCGAGGAGCGCCGCCGCGTGGCGAGCGTCTTCATCAACCGGTTGCGGCAGGGGATGAAGCTGCAGACCGACCCGACGGTGATCTATGGGGTGACCAAGGGCGAGGGCGTGTTGGGGCGGGGTCTGCGGCAAAGCGAATTGCGGCGGATCACCCCGTGGAACACCTATGTGATCGACGGGCTGCCCCCGACCCCGATCGCCAATCCCGGCGCGCTGTCGATCGAGGCGGCGCTGAACCCCGACACCACGGACTATCTGTTCTTTGTTGCGGATGGCACCGGAGGGCATGCCTTCGCCGAGACACTGGAGGCGCATAACGAAAACGTGGCGCGCTGGCGGGCCATCGAGGCGCAGCAGGGGCAGGACGCGGCGACCGGGGTGCAGGGCAACTGACCGGGCCGGGCGGGGCGCGGTCCGGAATGCCTTTCTTGACAGCAAGTCGTCGGCGGGCTTAGCCTTGAAGGATTGTTTTCAACAGGATTGCCATGCCCGGTGGATTGCCCGCAGCGCGTTTGATGGACATGCACACCTGTCCGATGTGCATGGGGGCGCCGTTCCCGATCCTGCCGCCCTGCGCGCTGACCGTTCTGATCGGCAAGATGCCTGCGGCGCGGATGGGCGATCTGTGCGCGTGCATCATTCCGGCGCTGGTCCCGGTGCCGTCGGTCGATGCGATCGTGCTGGGCTCGCCCACCGTGTTGATCATGGGGCAACCTGCGGCGCGGCTGACCGATCTGACCGTGAAGGGCGGGCTGATCCTGCCACCCTGCATGCCGACCGTGCTGATCGGGATGGTGGGCATTCCGGTGATCACGCTGCCGGGGGGCCTGGGCCCGATCTGGGTCGAGACGCTGCCGGACGGAACGACGGTGACCCATGTGGGCGACAACATCAAGATCGCGGGCGACCCGGCGTTTCAGCAGACGGTGGTCAACGATCTGGCCACGCTCTACGGCACGCCGTCGGGGCGCGCGTTGATCGACAGCCTCAACCGCGGCCCGCATGGCATGACCATCGTCAAGACCGACGACGGCAACGAGTGCGGCTATGACAGCCCGGAGGCGCGGTTCGCCGGGCCAGATGGCACGCCGGGGGCGGGATCGGCGTCGACCGTCTATTACAATCCCAACCGGACCCAGATCGGCGACGGGTCCGAGCCCTGGATGACGCGGCCCCCGGCGGTTGGGCTGGGGCACGAGATGGTGCATGCCGATGACGCATCGAAAGGGCAGCAGGTCCGGGGCGAGACGGGCGGCACCCGGAACCGCGAGTTGCAGGCGGTGGGTCTGCCGCCCTATGCGCGCAAGGAGCCAAGCGAGAACAGCCTGCGCCGGGATCTGGGCTTGCCGCCGCGGCCGACGTATTGAGGCGCGGTCGGGGATATCAGGGGTGGGGATATCGGGGTCTGGCGGGGCTGGTGGTCTTGCTGATCGGGTTGGGGATCGGGGCGGCACGGGGAGATGCGACGATGACGGACGGCACGGTAACCCTGACGCTGGAGTGGCGGAGCGGCGATGATCATCTGGTCGCGGCCTATCGGATCGAGAACCGGGCGACGCGCCCGGTGCTGGTGTTCGACCGGATCTTCGCGACCCTGCCGCAGGGCGGGCGCGTGATCGAGGCGGGCCGGGCCTATGTGCGGATCAACGAAGAAGGTCTGCTGGTGATCGAGAAGCTGATCCCGCCCCTGCCGGCGGATCGCGATGTCGAGAGCCCCGAGGTGCCCTATGCGCGGCTGCTGGAGCCCGGAGCGGCGCTGCTGGGCGAGGCGCGGCTGACGGTGCCGGTGTTGACAACGCCGGCCTATGGCAGGCCCGGCAGCGCGGTCGGGCGGGCGCGCAGCCGCACTGCGATGTTCCGGATCGGCTATGTGGGAGTTGAGCCGGAAACGCCGGGCAAGTCGTTGATGTTCGGCGAGGAAACGCTGTGGTCGCTGCCGCATTTCTGGGCCGCCCCGCGCCAGCAGGTCCTGACGGGCCCGACGATTGACATCGACGTGCCGATGGCGGGTGTGGCGCAACAGTTAACGAAACCTTAACCTCGCGCGCGCCAAGTCTCTGATCCTGTTCCATTTTTCGTTTGACTTTGCGACCGGTCCGCGGTAGGACTTGTGACATGCTAGAAGAAGTGGGCGAGCGGCACGGGGCAACCCGGGGCCGCTTTTCTGTTTCTCTCGTGCGGTGGATGGCATGAGAGGCGGGTTGAGCAGGAATGAGCATCAAGTTCTCGGCAGGAGACGACGCCCCGGCGCTGCTGGAGGCGACCGAAACCTATTTGAAGGATGCAGTGGAAGATCTGGCCGGGGCGATTGCCTCGGTGCGGCAGGGCCATCTGGCCGATGCGAAAGCGGCGATGTTGGCCGTGCGCGACCTGAAACACGCATTCTACGCGTTGATGGAGGAACGGAACCGTGTTGAAAAACTCCGCAAGCAGATCGCCGGGGATGTCGGAACCGGCAGCCTCGACCTGGACGCCGCGCGCGATGAAATCGGGCGCAGGCTGGCTTGCCTCCGCGACGCAAGGGGAAGTTGACGAGTTTCTGGGGTCCTTGAGCGACAACGCGCTGCTGGCGCTGCCGTGGCTGTTCGAGTTCTGGGCGCTGCCGCATCAGTTGCCGCCCGAAGGCGCCTGGAAGACCTGGGTCATCCTCGGCGGGCGCGGGGCGGGCAAGACCCGTGCCGGGGCCGAATGGGTGCGGGCCGAAGTCGAAGGGGCGGGGCCCCTGGATGCCGGGCGGTCGGCGCGGGTGGCGCTGATTGCCGAAACGGTGGATCAGGCGCGCGAGGTCATGGTGTTCGGGACGAGCGGGATTCTGGCCTGCTCGCCTCCGGACCGCCGCCCGGTCTGGGAGGCCACGCGCAAGCGGCTGGTCTGGCCGAACGGGGCGGTGGCGCAGGTGTTTTCGGCCTTCGACCCGGATTCGCTCCGCGGGCCGCAGTTCGACGCGGCCTGGGTGGACGAGTTGGCGAAGTGGCCGAAGGCGGAGGACACCTGGGACATACTGCAGTTCGCGTTGCGGCTGGGCAGTCATCCCCGGCAGGTGGTGACCACCACGCCGCAGAACGTGGCGGTGCTGAAGCGGATCCTGAAGAACCCGTCGACGGTGCTGACCCATGCGCCGACGGACGCGCACCGGGCCTATCTGGCGGCGTCGTTCCTGGAGGAGGTGCAGGCGCGCTATGCCGGCACCCGTTTGGGGCGGCAGGAGTTGCAGGGGCTGCTGCTGGAGGATCTGCAGGGCGCGCTGTGGAGTTCGGCAATGCTGGAGCGGGCACGGGTGGAGGCGGCTCCGGCCATGGGTCGCATCGTCGTGGCGGTGGATCCGCCGGTGACCGGGCACAAGGGGTCGGATGAGTGCGGGATCGTGGTGGTGGGGGCGGTGACTTCGGGGCCGCCGCAGGACTGGCGGGCGGTGGTGCTGGAGGATGCGTCCGTGCAGGGCGCATCGCCCGACGAATGGGCGCGCGCCGCGCTGGCGGCGATGGACCGGCACGGGGCGGACCGGCTGGTGGTCGAGGTCAATCAGGGCGGCGACATGGTGCAGTCGGTCATCCGGGGGATCGACCCGCTGGTGGCCATCCGGGCCGTGCGGGCGACCAAGGGCAAGATGCTGCGGGCGGAACCGGTCGCGGCGCTTTATGAGCAGGGCCGGGTGGCGCACATGCGGGGTCTGGGGCGGCTGGAGGAGCAGATGTGCCAGATGACCGTGACGGGCTATCAGGGCAAAGGCAGCCCGGACCGGCTGGATGCGCTGGTCTGGGCGCTGACGGAACTGATCGTGGAGCCGTCGGAAAGCTTTCGGCGGCCGCAGGTGCGCGGGCTGTGAACGGGCGGTCTTGCGGAAAGGCCGGGGGGTTTCACACCCCCCGGACCCCCCGTGGGATATTTGGGCCAGTTGGAAAGTCAGAAGGCGGGCTGCGACCTGAAGCGGGTTGCGGTCCAAAACAGTCTTGAGCGGATGAAAGCCCTTGCCGGGGCTTGGGGATGGCCGTGGCCCTGTCGGGTCGGGGTGCGGTGGGCTGTTGCCTGCAGATACAGGAGTTTGGCGGCATGGTGTTCGATTTCCTGCGGAGGGGGGCGGCGGAGGCTGCAGCCACGCAAGCCGGGGGGGGGCCCCAGAAGAAGGCGTCCGCCACCGGGCGGGTGGTGGCCTGGGGTGGGTCGGGGCGCACCGCATGGTCGCCGCGCGACACGGTTTCGCTGGGCAAGACCGGGTTTCTGGGCAATCCGATCGGATTTCGCTGCGTGAAGCTGGTGTCGGAGGCGGCGGCGGCCTTGCCGCTGATCTGTCAGGACCACGCGCGGCGGTATGAACAGCACCCCGTCATGGATCTGGTCCGCCGACCCAACGGAGCGCAGGGGCGGGCGGAGCTGTTCGAGGCGATCTACGGCTATCTGCTGTTGTCGGGCAACGCCTATGTCGAGGCGGTTCCGGGGGCGGGCGCGCTGCCTGGCGAGTTGCATGTGCTGCGGTCGGACCGGATGAGCCTGGTGCCGGGGGCGGATGGCTGGCCGGTGGCCTATGACTATACCGTGGGCGGGCGGACGCATCGGTTCGCGATGGGGCCGGACAGCCAGCCGGTGTGCCATATCAAGAGCTTTCACCCGCAGGACGATCATTATGGTTTTTCGCCGTTGCAGGCGGCGGCGGTGGCGATTGATGTGCACACTTCGGCGTCGAGCTGGTCGAAGGCGCTGCTGGACAATGCGGCGCGGCCCAGCGGGGCGATGGTTTACAAGGGGGTGGACGGCAACGGCACACTCTCGGCCGATCAGTATGACCGGCTGGTGACCGAGATGGAGATGCACCATCAGGGCGCGCGCAATGCCGGGCGGCCGATGTTGCTGGAGGGGGGGCTGGACTGGAAGCCGATGGGGTTTTCGCCGTCGGATATGGAATTCCAGAAGACCAAGGAGGCGGCGGCGCGCGAGATCGCCATCGCCTTTGGCGTGCCGCCGATGCTGATGGGGATTCCGGGGGATGCCACCTACGCCAATTATCAGGAGGCGAACCGGGCGTTCTACCGGCTGACGGTGTTGCCGCTGGCGGCACGGGTGACGGCGGCGATCTCGCACTGGTTGTCGGGGTTCAGTGGCGAGATGGTCGAGGTGAAGCCGGATTTGGACCAGATCCCGGCGCTGGCGGCCGAACGCGATCAGCAGTGGGCGCGGGTCGGGGCGGCGGAGTTCCTGTCGGCGGCGGAGAAGCGGGCGATCCTGGGCTTGCCGGCACTGGGCGGCGATGAGTGAGCGCGGCGAGGGCGGCTCGCGGTTCCTGTATGACAGTTTCGATGTGGCGAGTGCGCGGATCGAGGCGAACGAGCGGGTCGCGCAGGAACGCTGGCAGGCGCTGGAATATCGGTTGAGCCTGATCGATGCAGGGCTGGAGCGAATGGAAAAGCGCATCTGGATCGGGGTCTGCGGGGTGGCGGTGTTCCTGCTGACGCAGGGGGCCGAAGCGTTGATTTCGGCGGCAACGAGGTGAAAGCGATGGACTGTGTGGAGTGGGGCGCGCCGGAACGCAAGTTCTCGCGGGTAGAGACGGCGTTGGTGGTGACCGATGGCACGCTGGTCGAAGGCTATGCCAGCCTGTTCGGCAAGCGCGATCAGGGCGGCGATGTGGTGGAGGCCGGGGCCTATGCGGGGTCGCTGGCGGCGCTGGCGCGCAAGGGGGCGCGGGTCAAGATGCTGTGGCAGCATGACCCGGCGCAACCGATCGGCGTCTGGGACGAGGTGCGCGAGGATGCCACCGGCCTGTGGGTCAAGGGGCGCATCTTGACCGAAGTGGAAAAGGGGCGCGAGGCGGCGGCCCTGCTGGCGGCGGGGGCGATCGACGGGCTGTCGATCGGCTATCGCACGGTTCGGGCGGAGCGCGACGGCAAGGGGCAGCGCCGCCTGGCAGAGTTGGAGCTGTGGGAGGTGTCGCTGGTGACCTTCCCGATGCTTCAGGAGGCGCGGGTGCAGGCCAAGGGCGATGACCTTGGTGCCGAGGCCTGGCGCGATGTGGCCGCGTTCCTGCGGGAGGCTACCGCGCTGATGGCCGGGCGGTAAGCGGCCTTTCACGACCAACCGAAGGGAAGACGACATGACCGAGAGAGACTCTCGGGCCGGGGCAGGTTTGCTTTCGGCCCAGCATCCGGGTGCGGAAGTGAAATCCGCGATGGCCGGGTTTCTGAACGCCTTCAAGGACTTTCAGGACGATGTGAAGACTTCATTGCAACAACAGGAAGAGCGACTGACCATGCTTGATCGCAAGACGATGACTTACGGACGCCCCGTGCTTTCGGCGCATGCCGAAATCGAAGTGCCGCATGTGAAGGCGTTCGACGCCTATCTGCGGTCGGGCGATGATGACGGGCTGCGCGGCCTTGTGCTGGAAGGCAAGGCGATGTCGACGGCGGTGGCCGGCGACGGCGGCTATCTGGTGGACCCGCAGACGGCGGACCGGATCCGCAGCCTGCTGGTGTCGACCTCGTCGATCCGGGCGATCGCCAATGTGGTGAACGTGGATGCGGTGTCGTTCGACGTGCTGATCGACCGCACGGAAGTCGGGTCGGGCTGGGCCACCGAAACCGGCGCGCAGGCCGAGACGGCGACGCCGACCATCGAGCGCATCTCGATCCGGTTGCACGAGTTGTCAGCGATGCCGAAGGCGAGCCAGCGTCTGCTGGACGACTCGGCGTTCGATGTCGAGGGCTGGTTGGCCGGCAAGATCGCCACGCGGTTCATCCGGGCGGAATCGGCGGCCTTTGTCAGCGGCGACGGGGTGGACAAGCCGAAGGGCTTCCTGCTGCCGGCCAAGGTGGCGAACGCGTCCTGGACCTGGGGAAGCCTGGGCTATGTGCCGTCGGGGGCGGCGGCGGATTTCCCCACGACCAATGCGGTCGATTGCATCGTCAACCTCGTCTATGCGCTTGGGGCGGATTACCGCGCCAATGCGACCTTCGTGATGAATTCGAAAACCGCCGGTGCGGTGCGCAAGATGAAGGATGCCGACGGGCGGTTCATGTGGTCGGACGGGTTGTCGATGGCGCAGCCTGCGCTGTTGATGGGCTATCCGGTTCTGGTCTGCGAGGACATGCCGGACATCGCCGCCAACGCCTATGCCATCGCGTTCGGGGATTTCAACGCGGGCTACACGATTGCCGAGCGCCCCGACCTGCGGGTGCTGCGCGACCCGTTCAGCGCCAAGCCGCATGTGCTGTTCTATGCGACCAAGCGGGTGGGTGGCGATGTTTCGGACTTTGCGGCGATCAAGCTGCTGAAGTTCGCGCTGTCCTGAGCGACGGCGGTAATACCCGGTCCTGAAAGGGGCCGGGTTCCGGGCGCGCGCCGGTTTCACCGTGCCGTCTAGCAGCTCCCCCCTCCGTCCGAGCGGTTCGGGGCGCGCGTCCATTCCGGGAGGAGGGGTTGGAGAGCGGACATGATGTTGACCGAACAGGCGAACGTGCCGGGATCGGCGCTGCCGGTACAGGGGTTGAAGGATCATCTGCGGCTGGGCACCGGGTTTTCGGACGACGGGATGCAGGATGCGCTGATCGAAAGCTATCTGCGGGCGGCGATGGCGGGGATCGAGGGGCGGACCGGCAAGGTGCTGCTGGCGCGGCGTTTCCTGTGGGTGCTGGAGGCATGGCGCGATCTGGCCGGGCAGGCGCTGCCGGTGGCCCCGGTGACGGGCGTGGTGTCGGTTTCGCTGGTGGATGCGGCGGGCGGGGGCAGCCTGGTCGACCCCGCCCGATATCGGCTGATGCCGGATACGCATCGCCCGAGGCTGGCGGCGGCGGGCGTGCTGCTGCCGGTGGTGCCGGTGGATGGCCGGGCGGAAGTGGTGTTCGATGCAGGTTACGGGGTCTGGGGGTCGGTTCCGGCCGATCTGGCGCAGGCGGTTCTGATGCTGGCGGCGGAGTTCTATGAGCGTCGGCACGAAGCGGGCACGGTGGCGGGGCTGCCGTTTGCGGTGCAGGCGCTGATCGAACGCTGGCGCAATGTGCGGGTTCTGGGCGGGGGGACGGCATGAGCGTGATGCTGAACCGGCCCCTGGTGCTGGAAGACCCGGTCGAAGTGGCGGACGGGGCGGGGGGGCTGACGGTTTCGTGGGTGCCGCTGGGGGTGATGTGGGGCGAGGTGCGGCCGTCG